GCCGTATATATTGCAAGATCAAGGCACTTGGCAAAAAAGGAAAATTGGTCTAAAATTAAGAATATGAACACGGATATTATCATCCTCAAGTATAACTATCCGCAAGTTGAGAAAAATTGTATTCGCTCCGTTATTACCAACACCGCCGAAAGTTACAACTTAACTGTGGTTGACAATTGGCACTTCAAAGAGAACATTGCCAAAATCTGGAACAAACTTATCAAGAATAGCCTCTCAGACTATATTTGTTTGCTTAACTCGGACACCAAAGTTTATAAGGGCTGGCTAAAGAAAATGCTGGCTGTGTTTAAGAAGATGGACAGGGTTGGTTGCGTTGGGCCAAGCACCAATAGTTCAAAAAACCCCCAATCTCAAACACCGCCAGAAGAGACAATGGTTGACTTTAGCCAATACGGGGATTATGTGCTGAGCGGGTTTTGCCTGGTCTTTCCCAAGAAAGTCTGGCAAGAGGTTGGCGGCTTTCCCGAAGACTTTGGCTTTTACGGACAAGAAGTTGCCTTTATCGACAAGATTAAGGTTGCTGGCTACAAGCAGATTTGGAGGACAGACGCTTTTGTCTGGCACAAAGGTTCAGCTAGTGTTAAAAAATCTGGGATGGATGAATTAAAGGAGAGGCGGCTAGGCAGGCAGAAGTATCAGGAGTTCAGGAGGAAGCTGTATGGTAATCAGAATTTATGACGCTGGCCAAAGAAACAGCCCTAAATCAGGTTACGGCCTAATGGCCCAAAAAATCTCAGCTTGTTTAGAAGAGCTAGGGCACACAGTTAAGTTTTTCCCTTACGACGGGAAAGAGGATGTTGTTTTGTGGATTAGGCCGCCGCACTACATCAAATACCCCGAGTTTAACCCCAAGAAAAAGAATGTCTTTTTTACTATGCACGAGCTAGAAACCTTTGACGGATGGAAAAGCGACTGGCCAGAGCTATTAAACAAATGCGACGCCGTTATAACTCCGACAGAATGGAACAAGAGTGTTTTTCGAAAGAATGGGGTAAAAGTCCCAATTTATGTTGTGCCGCTAGGGGTTGACCAAAAAATCTTTCATGGCGACAAAGATTACAACTTTTCTATTCTCACGCTCCACGACAGTTTAGGTAAAACTACCAGCAGGGAAAACTGGCAGGAAACGCTGGTTGCCTACTGTGAGGCGTTTAGGGATAAAAACTGGGCTGAGGTCAATCTAACTATTAAAAGCTATAACATTGACTACTTGAATTACCGCCGATATCTTCAAGAACTAAAAAAGAAGTATGGCGATGGCTTTATCGAGACAATTAACATTGTCGATATTGATTTAACCCAACGGGACTTAAACAAACTTTACGCCAAGCACTGGCTTTTTGTGAAAAATGCCAACAGAGAGGGTTGGAGCTTGCCGCTTTTACAAGCAATGAGTTGCGGAATGGATGTGGCATTCTCAAATCTCAAAGTTTTTGAATGGACTGAAGGGTATAAAAAGGCGTTTAGGTTTGACGGCGTTAGCGGATTAACAGAAGTCCTATTAGACCGCTTTAAGCATTGGAAAAGGCACAGAAGCTATATTAACCAGTTTAAGTGGCAAAAAATCACTGAGGAGGTCGCTAATGTCCTTAAAAAGGCTTGAGTTGGGTGCAGGGCATAAACCCCAACCAGGATATATCCATATGGACGCCAAGAAGTTGCCCCATATGGAATTAGTCGGCGATATCCGCCGTATTCCTATGCCAGACTTTTCCTTCGATGAAGTCTATGCCCATTGGGTTCTAGAACATTTTGCCTATCAAGAAATACCAGATGTGTTAAAGGAATGGCGAAGGGTATTAAAAGTTGGCGGACTGCTTCACTTAGTAACCAACAACGGAGCGGCACACCTGAAAGCCTTTCGGGAAGGCATTATCAACATCCACGAGCTTAATTGGATGTTGTTCGGGTTAGGGCTAGAAAACAAAAAAGGCGGTGGTTACTCAATCGAGGACTTGCACAAAACTATTTGGACTAAAGGACTGGTCAAACACTTTTTCGAGCCGCTGTTCGCTAAGGTGGAGATTGAGGAAACCTGGAAGCACAGGGGAAGCGACGGCAAGTTAAAATGTCCTGGCATAATCATTAAAGCATACCGATGAAAATCGCAGTCTATACTTGCATTACCAACAATTACGAGCCATTGCAGAAGCAACAAAACTTCAACGGGGCTGATTGGTTCATTTTTAGCGATACAGAAGTTGACGACGACCATTGGATTTATTTGCCAGCAGTAAAACTATTCCAAGACCCAAGAAGAAATGCCCGCTACCACAAAATGCTCCCGCACCTGTATTTTGGAGAATATGACTATTGGGTTTGGGTTGACGGCTCAATCCAAGTAACAACCGATATTGCAAAGTTTGTTAAAGGCCTTAACGGGTCATATTTGTCGGTTTTAGCTCATCCCGACAGGAATTGTGCTTACCAAGAGATACGAGCTTGCAAGTCAATGCGGCTGGATAAGGCAGAGATACTAGACAGGGAAACCGCTAAATTACAAAAAGCTGGCTACCCTCGCAATAACGGATTAGCCGAAACTAAAGTGGTTGTTAGGAGAAATGTAGAAAAAGTGATAAAATTTAACCAATGCTGGTTTTTGCAAATGGCGATGGGAACAGTTAGAGACCAAGTTAATTTCAACTATGCGGCATGGAAAACCAAAACGCCGATAAAATACTTGCCGTCTATCAAGGAGATTGACGGGTTTATTTACCATAAGCATTACACGAACAGAACCTACCAATGAAAAACTTAATCTTGATAGGAATGCCAGTTCACGGGAATATTTTCCCCCAAACTGTTGCTGATTTAATTGCTTTGTCTGGAGCGATTGAATATCCCGCAAAAATCCACTTCCAATCAAACTGTTATGTTCACGACGCCAGAAACAAGATTGCCAGAGAGGCGTTGGCAATTGGGGCTGAATATTTGATGTTTATCGACGCCGATATGAGCTTCCCGCCAGATGGAGTCAACAGGCTGGTGGCAGACGATAAAGACATTGTTGGCGGGGTCTATTACAGACGACAGAAGCCGCACTTGCCGACATTTTCTGTTTTAGACGGCAAAAAGATGGTTATTCCCGACCAATTCCCAAAAGATGAACTGTTTGAAGTGTTTGGGCTGGCCACTGGGTTTATGCTTATCAAAACCAAAGTCTTCAAGAAAATTAAGCCGCCCTGGTTCTACTTCGGCAACTTTCACGGCAAGCCTATGGGTGAGGATACTTATTTCTGTTGGAAAGCCAAAAAAGCTGGGTTCGAAGTTTGGGCCGACCCTACCATTCCTTTAGGACATATTGGCGAATACCTCTACGACGCTCAAGACTACCAAGCATATAAAGAAAACAAAACAGTGGAGATTGAGTTCACAGGAGAATTGTGATTTGACAAAATATCACTTCATATATTAGGCTAAAAATGCAGGCAATAGGCTTCCAGACATAGGCGCTAACCTATGAGTGTAACACTTGTCGACGGACTAGCCGATTTGTCTAGGGAGCTTGGTGAAAGCTCCACAAACACTTCAACTAAACGGATAAATTACTATAATGACGCTGTTCAGAGGTTTTTCAACGAGCGGAAGTGGCCGTTTGCGTTAATCTCAGATACATCACAAACTTCTGTCAGCGGCACGCAGACTTACAATGTGCCGTCAGATTGCCGCAAGCCTGGCGGGATTAAATACATCCAATACGACGATGCGGACTATAAACCAGTCCCATACCACGAGAGAGACAACGACAAATACGACGGCGGGAATTGGTTCTACTACTCGCCCGATTTTTCCACTTTCACCTTTTTGAAGGATATCACCGACGACGGCAAAACAATCACCATCTGGTATTATGCCGTCCCTGAACGCCAAACAGATACATCAACTGGAGAGTTCACTCTTTTGCCAGACAGGTATAGGCAAGCGGTTGCTTTTCTGGCGGCCGCTTTTGTGCTGTGGGGAAGGCATATGAACACCGACGCAAACAACAAATATTCCCTCTACGTCCAGCAGATAAAAGACATTACGCTTCAACAATCTGAACGGCCAAATAACTTACCGAGAACATTCGGTCATTATTTGAAGCACGTTAATTGGCGAAGAAAATATCCGTAATGTTAACCAGCAACGTCCCCCTGCGTGGGGGAAATTTACCAACTAAACACTGGAAATTCAACGGCTTTGACAGGGGAGTTAACACCTTTGCTTTGGCGACAGAACTATTAAACAACGAGTTAGAGTCCGCTATTAACTGCGAGTTATACGGCAAACGCTCAATAAGACCAAGAAGGGGAAGCGAGACGCTGGGGAGTTCCTTAGGGAGCTCCCCGATAGACGGGTTATTCCAATGGAAAGAGGGAAGCGATAATTGGTTGTTGGCTTTATCAGGCGGCAACCTAAAAAAGTATGACCCGTCAACTGATAGCTGGACAGATATTTCTGGCGAGAACTTTACTTCAGGGTTGAGGACGAGGGGTGTGAAGCTGAGAGGCAATCTTTACTTTGGAAACGGCACAGACGATTTTCAGAGGTTTAACGGCTCAATTGTTGAGAGCTTTACGGCTGTTGCCGCTCCAACCAACTTAACAGTAACTCCGCAAGGGACAACGGGAACAACCGAGTATGAATACACTGTTACAACTGTTACTGGCAAAGGAGAATCTTTGCCTGCTAGCAATGTTTCTATTTCCAACGGGAACGAGACCCTTGATAGCTCGAATTTCAATAGAATTACTTTCGACCGGAGAACGGACAGCCAAGTGATTGGCTACAACCTTTACGGCAGAAAAAAGACTGGGCTAGGTGTAACATTGATGACTTTTATTGACCAACCAACATCTGGATCGACAATCACATTCGATGACGACGGCACGATTGAGCCTGGAATTTGGTTGCCGCCGGAGGGAGACAGCACCGATGGCCCGAAGCTTAAATTCTGGGAGCAGTTGCGAGGTTCTTTAGTCGGAGCGGGAGACACAAACAATCCTCATCGATTGTATTACTCTGGAACTGGAGACCGATACGAAAGCTTTTCTCCATCGCATAACGGCGGCTGGGTTGATTGCCGTCCTGGCGACAACGACAGCGGCATTAACGGGCTAGCCCCGTTCGAGCAATATATTATTGTTGCCAAACAGAATTCAATCCACAAGTTTTACTTCTCCTCAACGACTGGAGACGCTGTCTTGCAAGAAGTTATCACCTATGTTGGCTGTGGAGCTCCTGGCTCAATGGTAGTGATGGAGAATGATTTGGCATTTATCGACAGTGAGCGGCGGTTGAGAATTCTCGGCTATGAACCAAACTACACGGCTGGGATTAGGACAACTGCTTTATCTGAAGGAAGGGTGCAGTCTCTATTTAACGAAATCGAGCCTGACTATATGGATAATCTAGAGGCAGTCTATTTTAACGGCCGCTATATCCTGGCGGCAACCGCCTACAACGAGACTACAAACAGTTTTGTTTTAGTCTATGACCGCCGCTACCTGGCATTTCTGGGCAAGTGGACAGGCCAAGACTGTCATGTTCGGTGTTGGGCGATTTATGACGGCGTTGACGGACAAAAGCGTCTTTATGCTGGCTCAGCTGACGACGGGCATGTTTATGAGTTTGGAACGGGGCAACCACAGTATAACGGAGACGCTGTTGAAGTAACTCTCAAGACAAGGAACGAGGATTTAGGCAACTCCAGCCAGCTAAAAGTTTTTGAGTGGGCTGATCTGCGGATATTCCAGGCTCAAGGGACAATCAAAATCAAGACCATCCTAGACGGAGCAGTTACAGTTGACGAGCGAAGCTTCTCCTCGCAGACTTCAACCGGCTGGGGCATTAAAAAGTGGGGGACAACCAAGTGGGGAGTCCAAACAGGCACGCCAGCCACTAGCTCAAACCTAGACAAGATTTGGAGAAAGGAAATTTACGAGCAAGGACACTCGCTCCAATTCGAAATCAGCAAGGACGGAGCTAACGACGATTTTACCCTAGTCAGTGTGCAAGGCAGGGCATTATTATTGCCGGAAGAGGTATTTGACACAAACAATGTTATTTAATTACAATCGAGGAGGAGGATAAATGGACTATTTTGTAAAAGCAACCAACAACGAGAGCGGCGTGTTAACGCAAACGCTCTCACCAAGCGAGACTTCGGTTTGCCATGTATCGCCAGTTCCAGATAAAGCTCCTGGCTTTATCACTATCAATATTGGCGAGAGCAACGAGGAAGAGATTTACTATGAGACGAAAAATGACGCCGCAGGGACAATCAACACGCTTACCAGAGATACCAGTAATTTGAACGGCGGCTCAGGACAGGAGCACTTGTCTAACGCCCCGTGGGAAACGGCTCAATCAGCAACTTACATCAATCAGATAGTTGACGGGCTTTTAGTTGGCCACAACCAATCAGGTGAACATGTCTTAGCTAATAACGAAGCATATCAAGCCAAAGACTCTGGTGGCACAGCAAGGAATGGAATGAAAATAAATGCTTCTGATGTTTTGGAGATTGGGGATAGTAATCTTTACGAAGCGGTTAAATCAAAATACGGGTTTGTGATTATGAAGAGAAACTCTTCTTACTCTGTTTCAGCGGGAAGTGAGGTTAAAGTTGACTTTGATACTGTCGTCCGTGATGACCTTGGGACAGAAGCTGACACCTCAAACGATAGAGTAACTGTCGCCAGAGACGGGATTTATTTTATCGGTTGGGCAATATATATCGCTTCTCCAGAAACAGGTAAAAGATTTCAGGGCTTTATTAAAATAAATGGCGGCACTCCAGAAGCCGTGAATATAGGTTCTTTTCGTGATAGTTTTTCCCACTCCTTTGCAAGTCAGATAATTACTGGCTCTTCTGTTCAAAAATTATCTGCTGGGGACTATGTGGAGCTTTACTATAAAAAGGACAGCGGTTCAGACGAAGATATCATCCCGTATTTAGAAGTTGTTCCTATTAGGTATATTTAATGAAGCTCAACATTAAGCCCTTATCCCAAAAATCACGACGCTGGGCAAGCAAAAAACTGCCTGGCGGAGGAACTATTGGGAGATACGGGTGTCTCCTGACTTGCCTCTCAATGTCTCTTGGCAAAACTCCAGATAAGCTGTTAAGCGAAATGTGGGACTGCTTTAATGGCAACTATGTCAACTGGGCCAAGTTCTGCAAGAAATTTGGTTTTCAATTCCAGTGGGTTTCTTCAGGGGACTTCGAGCAGATTTGTCGAGACCGAGCAGATGGGGGATTGCCAACTATTATCAGGATTAAAAACTTCGAGCATTTTGTTTTGTGTGTTGGCTATGTGGAGAAGAAATAAATTTACTAAACTGTTTCATCGCTGTAAGGCGACAGCGGTTAGAGCAAAACTTTTGCTTAATATTCGTTCCTGGGGCCAAAAATGTCTTGTGGCAAACTGGACACGTTCTTGTCTTGCAATCGCAACAGTATTTTGCTCTTATACTGCCGACAAAATCTTTTCCACAAAGGACGCATTTAATATGATACTTTCTCTTTCCAAGACGCCTACCGATTGCCTTGCTATGCAAAGATTTATGTTCCGCTTCCGTAATAAGCTTGAGGTTTTCTGGTCTGTTATCGGTTTTGTCCCCATTTATGTGGTGAACTATCTCGTTTTTTTCTGGCCATCTACCGATTTTCAAGCTCATGACGTATCTGTGTTCGTAGACATATCCAAGCTTATCTGCCTTTGGGTGGTTGGGCAGCCTTATCTTGATATAACCATACCTGTCCTTCGTTTTGCCGCCAGACCATCGGGGATGTTCTTCGCCAGCCTTGTGCACGAGATTTTTCTTGAATTCAGGATGGCTTTCAATAGTGTATTTTCCATGGCACTGATAAGAGCAAAAGACATTGCCCTTGATTTGACTCGGCCAGCGCCACAATGTCTTTCCACAAACAGCGCATTTAACCTTCTTCTTACTCACTCCAATAATAGTATATCACGATATTATATGTTTATCAACAGGGACCATGAGCAACGATAAAAATTATTCACTGCTAGTAGCGGACCCATTGACAGGAGAAGTTTATTTCTGGGATGCTGTCAAAGATAAATATGGAGGTATTAAGTCTCTCCGCCTCTTAACTCCAATCAACCAACAGCCAGACAAGTCAGAGCTTGAGAAATGCTGGGAAGCACACAAACAAGCAATGGAGTGGGCCAACAGAGAGAAGGCAGAAAAGGAAAAACTGGCCAAGAAATTGGAAGAGGTCAGTAAAGAGCTGAGCGAGACCAAAATTTTACTAGAAAACTCCCAACAGAAACTGCGTGAAGAAAAAGCCAATGTTCGGGAATTAGCTAAATCGGTAGCAGAGTATCAGTCTCTTAACAGAGTCGCTAATCGCAAAATTGATAAATTAGAGAGTAAATTAGAGGAAATCACTAAAGAAAAGAACGACCACTGGCGACGCTATAAAGCCGCCAGGGAAGAGATTGTTGAGCTTAAAAAGGCAGTTGCTATCGACGACTGGAAACTGATAGAATTGGTCAGATACACGCTAAGGCGTTTAGTTATTAGTTTTTTCAAGTGGATTGGATATGGCAGGAAGAGGAGTTAACTACAAGGACGTATTCGACATGTTCGAAAAACTTAGGCAAGAGATGAACAACGGCTTTGCCGAGTTAAGGGAGGAGATTGCCAGTGGGTATGTTAAGAAAGCAGAGTTTGAGCCAGTCAAATCACTAGTCTACGGACTTGTGGGACTAGTGTTGATTACTGTCTTTGGAGCGGTTTTGAAAGTTGTCATTTTGGCGGCACATTGAATTCTAAACGCTGGCGTGGCTGAATAACCCTTTGGGCAGGAGGGCAAGGCACTCGGATTCTCCTAAGGGGAGAAGATGGGGTTGTCGGGAAATCGACGGTATAATCGAAAGCTACTGCCTCCCGACTTGAGAGGGTTCATCCTAGGTTATGGCTTATCCCTCTCCGCCAGCGTTTAGGGTTCAAGAAAGGCGGTGAACATGGCAACAAAACAATATCCTAAAATCAAAAAAGTTTTCTGGCGGTTTGCCAGAGTATTCGCTTCAGCCGCATTAGTCAACTTCGGAGCAATGCTATCTTTAATAGACGCTAAGAAAATTCTTGGAGATTCATTGGCAGTAAGTCCTGCTGTTTTCTTAAAGGCGTTGTGGGGTATTGCAATTTACCCGGCAATCTTGTCAGCAATCATTGCTGGACTGGCGGCATTAGGAAAAGCGATCAGGGAATACTATGGCGACAAAAACTTTAATTCTAAGGTGCATAAGCTCCCGTTTTAGAGGGTTTTGGGAGTGAAGCAGTATATCCCTACTGCTTTCGACTAGAAAACACGAAATTTGGTGGTGTGCCAACCTAGACAGGGCAAAGAAATGAAAATCGAACATGTTTCGAACCAGTAATGAGAGAGAGAAAACATGGGTAAAGACAGAATCACCTACCACTATCCGGTTAGCGAGATAGGAGAAGACGGCAAGTGGAGATACACACGCGGCCGCGAGGTCGGTCGAGTCTTGTCAGACGGCAGCATTGAAAATACCCCATACCGGTTTAAGAGGAGAAGAGTTGTTGGCGGCATTGCCGTAACTACCAATTCAACGCTAATGAGGATAACAAAAGACCATTTGCGAAACCCCGCCACTGGGGAGATTTTTACCAGGACAAGGAAAGGGACTGGTTTTTGGGGCAAGAAGTCGAAAGTATTTGTTCCGGAGCCATATTATGAGCGAGAGAAAGACGACTAGACACGATGCCAGATTGTTTAGGTCAGCCCTGTCGCTGGCGAAAACGTTTGTCGAAGCAGACTTGCCGACAGACAGAATGGGCGGCATAGAGGCGCAGCGAGCGCAACTCTATGGTGTGCACGACGACGCCTTCAAAGCGCTAGTCAACGAACTAAACGTTGGCAAGGAAGACATGCGGGCTATTTGGAGAGCCGCCAGAAAAGCGAGAGCGATCAGGGAACGAGACGGGTATTAAACGTTTTCTTGACAAGGTATTTAAGAAGTGGTAGAGTGAAAACAGGATTAACAATTTAACGACGGACAATGAACATCAAGTTGAAGGCAAAAGCCCTGCGACTCAAATCAATCTTAAACAAAATTAACGATTGCTCTTATGCCTATGACCAAATAAACAGGCAAATGCCGTTATCTGCAGCAAGGACAGACGAGGAACTCCGCGACTTGATAATCACCTACGAGGATTTGATTCGCGATTTAATTAGTTTTTTACAAACAACGAACTATGGAAGGCTGGATAAAAATCCATCGGAAAATAACTGAGCTTGACTTTTACTTCTCCGAGCGGTTTTCAAAAATGGCCGCATGGATCGACTTGCTTCTACTAGCCACTCATAAGCCGCAAACAATTTTTATCAGAGGGGTTGAAATCAATCTTCAACCAGGAGAACTTGCTTGGTCAATAACCTCGCTGGCGAAAAGATGGAAATGGAACAAAAGAACAGTCATAAAGGTTTTAAACATGCTTGAAAAACGCAAAATGATACACCGCAAATCTGATAACGTTACTACCATAATATCCATAAAAAATTGGGATAAATATCAGAACAGTGCACCGCAACGTGCACCGCAACGTGCACCGCAACGTGCACACAAACAAGAATGTAAAGAATGTAAAGAAGATATATTAACTCCTAAAGGAGTTAAGCATTGGGATCACCCTCACCAAGCTGAGGGCTCACCCTCGCTAAGCAGGGGTGTCAAGAAGTGCTATTCTTCCTTAAAAGAAATTACTAGTAAAGAGATAGGGGAAATAGCCAAACACTACGACGTGAACCCAAAGCTGGTTAAATACTGCTTCGAGCAAATGAAAACTTGGCTCGCCGCCAAAGGCCGCCGCTACAAAAACTACAAAATGGCTCTTATGAATTGGGTCTTGCGAGAAAAGGAACGCCGCCAGCCATTACAAGTTAAGCAAGAAAGGAGGCCAAAATGGGAAACCCTTTAACTATTGCTGACATTTTAGACAGGCTTTATAAGCCAAAGAAAAAAGAGATAATCCCGACTGGCTTTAGCAAGCTAGATGACATTTTAGACGGCGGTTTCGCTAAACAAGAGATGATTGTAATTGGCGGTGGCACTGGTGTTGGCAAATCCTTTTTTGCTGGCCAGATGGCTTTGTCAATGGCCAAAAAAGGATATTCAGCCGTTTATTTTTCTCTTGAGCTTTCAGCCGAAATGATTGTCGCCAGGATGTTGGGAGCAGAAGCTGATATTAAGCCAACAAGAATTCTGTGGGGACTTTTAACCGAAGAAGAACAGAAAAGAAAAGAAGAAGCAATTGCTAACCTAATGCTTTTGTCAGATTTGCTAATTATTTACGACGAGGTTTATCAGTTCGGAGAGATAACTGCCAAGATTAGACAGCACAAGCCAGAAGTGGTGTTTATTGACTTTGTCCAGAATGTGATTGTTCCAGGACAAAACGACGAATACAGTCGACTGTCTCTTTTGTCTGTCTCGCTCCAAAAGCTGGCCAAGGAAATGAACACTTGTATTATTCTTCTCTCTCAACTTTCCAACAGGATAGCTAGAGAAGGCGAGGATGCTCGCTATCTTGAATACAAAGGAGCGGGAACAATTGCCCAAGTTGCTGATTTGGGTTTTTGGCTATTGCCAGGAGAAGACAACGACAAGGTTTTGGCGTTGAGGAAAAACAGGCGTGGGCCAAGTTTCAAAAAGATCAATTTACGAATTACTGAACCAGGCGGGAAAATAATCGAGCTATGAACAAAAGACAGTTTGTTAGGTTAAAAAAAGCGATGAAACAATTGTGCTCTATCCAAGAAGAGAAGCTTAGTTGGTTTCTCAGGAGTCGCGGGGTTGTGAACAGGCCGTTTGAAAGGCCTTTGACAGAAGAGGAAATAGAGGAGGCTCAAGAGAAGTTTCAGGAGCTTGACGCCAGAGCGAAAAGTTTAGCTAAAGCAATCAAGTTACAGTTTTTTCCAGAGGAGGACGACTTGTATGAACAAGCAAAAAAGATTTTCTGTGCCAAGTAAAGTAAGCGACATCTTTAAAACAAAGCCATACTGGTTGGGTAGGTTTTTCGGTGATGGAACACAGCGAGCCGACTTACTTTTGAGGCTAGTCTTGAGAGGAAAGAAATTGCCTCTTGACAAGACTTGACACAGATGGTAACATAAAGTCAGAAATGAACAAAAAGATGTTTTTAACCGTCAAAGAGTTTAGTCGAGAAACAGGGGTTTCCGAGCGAACGGTCTACAAATGGGTTAAGGCCGAAGCAATCGACTATCGGCGAGGAGAAGGAAAAGGAAGTAAGATTTACATTCCAATCTCAGAAGTTCCAACTTTTATCAGAGTTAAAAGTTCAAAGAAAGGTGCCGTCAATGAACAACACAACAAGTAACCTAGCACGCCTTCAAAAAGGCGAGCATTCCCTTCAAGAAGTGGCCGAAATGGCCGGAGCAGTTAAAAAGTGTCCTCGATGCAAGTCTGTCATCACAGACGAAGCTGGCCTCGAATTCCTTGAGCATGTTGGCATTTGTCCAGCTTGCGACCATGTTGAATATGGGGTATGGGAAATGTATCAGGACGAAGTTGCTCGTTATCGGCTGAGAGAGGAAGGGGAAATATGAAGACAAACAAATACGCAAAGAAATTAGAAATTTTATTTCCGCCAGAGTTGGCAAAATGGATTGCTGAAGAGCATTCCAAGAAGCAAAAGGGGGCCAAAAAATGAGCGATCGGAGAAAAACTAAGCGAGGCGGCTTTTATTGGAAAGACGGCAAGCCCTATGTCTCAGTTACAAGGGCTATCTCAGTCATTGACAAGCCAGCCCTTAGGTATTGGTTCGGTCAAAAGGTTTGGGAGGCGATGGTCAAAGACCCGACGCTTGAACAGAAGGAAGCGTTGCGGGCCCCATACACGGAAAGCGGCAAAGCCAGAGATAGGGGAAGCACAGTCCACTCAATAGTCGAGGCATGGAAGCAAGCCCAACAAACAATTGATACTACGCCGGCACAATACAGGGGCTACGCCCAAGCCTTCTATGACTGGGTCAAAGACAACAAGATTACCATTGTTGCTCACGAACGGAGTGTTTTCTCAGAGAGATACGGCTACGCCGGAACACTTGACTTGCTTGTGAAAATGAATGGCAATGACAAGTTGGTAGTCGTGGATGTAAAGACAAGCA